CACTACATTAGAAGAGACATAGTTCGCTCAAGTGGGCCAGGCGCTTACCTGAGATTCACAAATGGCGTTGAAAAGATTTTTGCCGAGGCTAAGACCCGCGGCATTGAAATCGGAGACGCGTTTGGCGAGTCAACCACACCCGAGATTAGCGAGACCCGCGTAGCTTTCAATGGTATGGGCGACGACGCACACGAGACATTCGCTTGGGACGCCGTAGTATCGAGCCAACCAGCGCACGCCGCGGGACAGCCAATGCTGTTTGACTTTTGCAAGACCGCCGAGAAGCCTTATGACACCGTTGTTGTAGCTGTGTTGCTATGGCTCAAGGATTGCTACACCGATGCCGTTGAGATTAGCTCAGACGGCTACTGGTCAGAGTGGTATGACGGGCGCGACCTTTTCCGCACCGTATTCGGCTTCGAGGCCGAGGCACCGTTTGAGATTGAGGTAACTGCCTAACACCCCGAAAAAAAGAACGCGGGCCCACCCCCTTAGGGCCCGCGTTTTTTTCTGCCCGAAATCAGATGACTGATGCGCAGGGGTAAAAATTTAGACAGGGACAGCGCTTGCAGATTGCTGCTTATCCAGGTAAAAACTTTCTTTGGAGCTTGACTTGACAAGTGCAGGTAAATGCAATAATGTATAACTACATCGCAACGAACGAAGGAGACACGATGAAGAGTTACCAGAACAGCGTCACAGAGTGGCGTGAGTATTTTCAGGCCTTAGAGGGTAGAGGACTTGGCAACGAAACCGTAGCCTGTGCCGTCTGGACTAAGGACTTTGTAGAAGAAGCTATTAGTACTCACGGCTACCGCCTAGAGATGTCTCAGGACGAGTGGGAGCGCTTTGCCCGCAAGACTGAAGAGTACTGGGATGCCTTTGACGAGGAAGACGTTGTCGCTCTTGTTCTGGGGTTCGGCCTAGCACTTGAGAAGGAGGCATAGAATGGCACGGGTAGCGTGTCCCAACCACCAAGGGAGTTTCGACTGCACACCCTTCTGCAATGTATGCGAAGGCAACCAAGACTATTCAGTGAAAGGTAGCAAATAATGCCAAAAGGAAAGTTCAAGCGCAAGAGAGCACCAAAGCCACTCCAGAAAGTATTGAGCTACTTTGCTGCTGATGGGAGCTACGGCAACGCCGAAGGCTATGTGCTGATGGAGACCACCTACTGGAACGAAGTGGACTGGGACATTATTGAAGATACGCCTGACATCTTCAGACCGATAGTCGCACGGCTCATTACAGAGTCGTACGAGCCAGAGGCAGACGAAGCTGGGCTACGAGCCGCCTTTGACCGATACGGCGTTGACCTAAGCAAGTACGAAGAGTTCTAAGGGTAAAAATAAGTTTGATGGGTGTCGTTCCCCGTCAAAAACCGACCTGGGTATGTCGCGATAAAACTGCCCACTTAGTGCTTTTGCGTAGATTTGCACGGCGCTCGCAGTTAGGAGCAACTTCAAAAGAACTTTTGGATGTGGCTTGACATTGCAGGAAAGTGATGCGATACTTTTGTTCTGCCCTTAGGGGTAAAAATAAAGACAAAGACAAAAAGAAAGAAGACACCCATGGCTACAGAAGAGAAAGATGTCCAAGGCGTTGCTGTTTACGCCGAGTGGACTAAACCTGAATCCTTGATGCAAGTCATCTTTACACCTGATGGCTACACAACGGAGAACATGGTTGTGCGCGCTTCTATGTATCGTCGGATTACGACCTTAGAGAACCCAAAGAAGCAGTGGAACGCCACCTTCTTGGAGAGCGTCACACAGCCAATTTTAGAGTGGGAGCCCAACTCATCGGAAAACCTTCCTAACAAACACGTACAGGCTCACGGTGAGGCCCGCCTTGAGAAGGTCACTGTGTGGTTCAACACAATGCTGCTAAGCGGGTGGGAGATGGTGAAGAGTCCCTTGCTGATTGAAATCTCCAAGAAAGACATGGACGACATTTTTGTTGAAAAAACACCGAGCAAATTCATGTACCGAGTGGATTTGGCGCGAAAGGCTTTGGGATTTCCCGAACCACTGAAGGCTGAGGGGTAAAAATTATGGAAGATTCAATGCGGAAGAGGTACCAGGCCATTGGCGAAGGGTACTGGGAGATGGTCGAGAATGTTGTTGCGCAGGGCGTGAACCCAGACGCGGGCATACTGCTTAGCAGTCTTGTGACACCGCAGGGTAGGTATGTGTCCCGTGCGTCAGGTTCCGAGCGAGCCCCGTATAAAAGCAAGAAGATGGTAGGCGCAAATAACATGGGAGGCGAGAACGAGTACGTCCGCCCAAATGGCGACATCTACTATGCCCGCCCCTGGGGCGCTCACACTGACGTAACAGTTTTGCGCCAGGCACGCGGCCAAACTACGAAGGCTTTCACTGGACAAGGGGGCTCAGCTATGTTTGCTTTGCTTTACGGAGCCCCTGGATGTGGAAAGACAGCTTTGATTGAAGCAGCCTTCCCCGATACCTTCACTTTGATGGGAACGGGCGACACGGAGGTTGCTGACCTGGTTGGCGGCTATGTTCAGACACCAAGCGGCGGCTTTGAGTGGATTGACGGCGACCTGGTTCGAGCGGCAGAGACTGGCGGCGTCTATTTCATCGACGAGGTTGGCTTGATTGACCCCAAAGTGCTGTCCATTGTCTACGGGCTGATGGATGGGCGTCGAGAACTTGTTGTCACGGCAAATCCAGAGCGCGGGAAGGTGAAAGCACACGAAGACTTCTACGTGGTTGCGGCGACCAACCCAAATGCCCCTGGAGTGCGGCTAAGCGAGGCGTTACTCTCCAGGTTCACAGTGCAAGCAGAGATGACTACGGACTGGAGCAGGGCCCGCTTGATGGGAGTCCCCACAGGATTGGTTACTGGAGCGCAGAACCTTTCTAAGCGTATGTTGAGCGGAGAAACGTCCTGGGCCCCTCAGATGCGTGAACTACTTGCCTTCAAGAGCACGGAAGAGCTTTTTGGGACAGAGTGGGCGATTTCAAACTTACTTGCCGCCACTCCAGAGATGGACAGGCCAGTAGTCGCAGATGTCTTGGGGAAAGTATTTCCTCAAGAAGTAAAGCCAGCAAAAATCTAGCTGGAACGGGAGGAGAGGGTGCATGGGTGTCCTCTCTTCTCTCGCCTAAGGTTGACACCCAGTGGTTTCTATAATAAGTTCAAATTGCCCGCTGGACACGGGGTAAAAAATTGGAAGGACAACAGATGGCACACATCGACTATTCATCAAATGGATTGGGTAAGCCCTCTCCAGAGTGGTTCGCAGTAGGACGCAGCATTGGCGAGCTTGCTAACACATGGGCTGACCGCCACGACATCGTTGCGCACATTGGCCCAGAGGTCTCAGGCGGAGCCCCAGCAGCCTTCAACCCCAAGCTTGCTGAGATTCAGGTATCCACCAATCAAGTATTTGCTGGTGTGAAGCCAAGCCTTATAGGCGACTTCAACATGCGGGCTACGCAGTATGAGTTCGCCAAGGCAACAGGCGCAGTAATACACGAAGCCTTTCATGCACGATTCTCGCACTGGAGTATGGAAGAAGCGCGGAAGGCCCTGAAGCCTGACGAATTCAAATCCATGATGTTGCTGGAGGAAGGACGGATTGAGGCACAGGGAATCATCGTGCGGCCAGAGGGTAAAAATTTCTTACGAGCCTGTGCGATGGACCTGGTGATTGCTGATTCGCAGGAAGCCTTTGCCGCGCAGCCCAACACATACTCCGCAGCTACATTGGTTGCTTTACTTCATGCACGCATTGACGCAGGCATCTTGCAGGAGAAAGAAGCGACTGAGCTGATAAAACTGGTTGATACCTATCTTCAGCCACGCATCGTTGAGAAGCTCAGGGATGTGGCACGCAGGTTCCAGGCTCACGCACAGCACAGCAATGCCGAGGCTCTCTACCCACTAGCACGGGAGTGGGCGAAGCTGGTTCGTGAGGCCGCGAAAGAGAACAATGACCCGAGCCCCGAGGAAGCGGCAGAGAACCCACAGCCCGCGAGCGCCGAGTTCCAGAATGCGATGCAGGATGCGATGGAGGATTTGAGGTCTTCGGTAATTATTTCGACTACTGATGACTTGACAGACCAGGAGACTAAAGAGGATTGGCGAGAACAGGTCGAAATAAAGCAGAGAAAGTCTGAAGAGAAGCAGCTAAACGAAGAAGCAGCAAAGGAAGTATTCACCAAGGGCTCTCACGGGGGTAAAAAAACTACTAGGTCACGCCTGGAGAGCACGCGGCCCCCACTTGCTGAAGAACGCCGAGCAGCTGTTGTTGTTGCGAGGATGCTGGAGCAGGCTAAGTACCGCGACAGGTCCCAGGTTGAGATTAGCTCTAACACGCCGCCTGGGCGCTTGCGGACAAGGGCCCTGGTTCAGCGCAATGCCATGAGGGCACGCGGGGTGCATCAAGAGGTTGAGCCCTGGAAGAAGACTGTTCGCAGGCAGACTGACGACCCCAACCTGACTGTTGGAGTGATGGTGGACATCTCTGGGTCAATGCACTACGCGATGAAGCCTATGGCGGTTACAGCGTATGTGCTTAGCGAGGCAGTTAGACGAGTCCACGGGCGAACAGCGATTGTTTACTACGGAGATTCAGTCTTTCCGACATTGAAGCCAGGTGAGTATCTCAGTGAGGTAAAAATTTATGGTGCCCACGACTCAACTGAAGAATTCGATACAGCGTTCAGGGCTCTTGATGGTGCATTGAACCTGTTGAGGGGAGATGGCGCACGATTGCTGGTAGTTGTTTCCGATGGCCACTATCGCTCAGACCAACGCAAACACGCAAGAGAGTGGATAAAACGTTGCGGCGAGTCAGGTGTGGCCGTCCTGTGGTTGCCATTCGATGGTGGATACACTGTGAAGGGCCTAGTTAGAAGTCAGAACATTACTATTCTTGAGGGAGAGCTAGACCCGACAACAGCAGCGTCTGAGATTGGACGAGCCGCATCAGCAGCACTTACAAACGTAGGTAGGCGGAACACCGCCTAACCTTCCATAGACCTCTTGGTTGAGCGTATCGTCCTTCCCAGCCGTGTCCAACCGCAAACCCAAGAGACAGGACGCCCCCGTAGATTTTTTTGCGGGGGCTTTCCCTTTCTCCGACACGCTAAAAATTAGTTTGCAAATTCGCTTGCTTTTTATGCAGGTAAATGTAATACTACTTTCTAGAACGACAAAGGAGACAGAGATGACAAAACAACTTATCTGGATTCACTGCTGGACTTGCGGAGAGCAATTCTCTTGCGAGGAACGAGAGTACACGCACGGAAAAGTATGCGGAAAATGCTAAACGACAACAGACAAACACTAATGAAAGAGGAAAACTAATGAGTAAGAACGTACAGAATTTGAAAGATTTGCGTGAGCTAAAGGGCTGGGTCATAGGAAAAGCGGAACTTGCTGCCAGGCTCTCAGAACAGTTCAGGCACAACCCGTTGGAAGTAAAGTATGCGCACGGTTCATTGGGCGCGTACCACGATGTCCGAGTTGAGTTAGACAAACTTATTGACGCTTTAGAGAAAAAAGACTGATGGCTACCCTAGATGCAGACGAAATAATCGAAGCTTGGCACAGCAAGACCGATGCGGAGAAGTTCGAAATCATTGGGGTAAAAAATCTAGATACTTGGATTGAGACCATCATAAGAAGAAGCGCTACCCCGCAACCCGTGAAAGCGCAGGACGTGATTGACAAGCTCTACAAAGACGAAAAGTTGTTGTGGTCTGTCTAGCGTTATAAATTTGTTATAAAAACTTTCAGAATGGGCTTGACAAGTGCAGGTAGGTGCTATAAAGTAATACTAGTTGAAGAGATAGCCTCCTCAACACCCAGCGAGATAGCCTCTCTGGGTAAATGACATAAAGAAAGAGTGATTGTTATGACAACCACCCAAGTAATCAACAAGGTAGTTCAGGAAATCATCACCGAGCAGGTTTCGGTGGAGTTTGAAGGAGAATCTCGCATTCTTCTCAACGACTACCTTGCAACTCGTAGGGCAGTAACCGACTTGGAGAAGACCAAGAAGGCACTAGAAGAGCAGGTCAAGGCATTGATTGGCAACGCTGAGGTTGTTACCGTTGATGGCATCGTGCGGATTGAAGTTAGTAGCCGTAGCCGTGCAGGGACTGACCGCAAACTACTGGAGAAGTTGTTCCCAGAAGCGTTCACAGCCACACAGACTGTGACTGACTACACGGTACTAATGCCGAAGTAGTCTTCCCCCAAAGCGAAGCCCCTCCCCCTCCCCTTCGGGAGGGGTTTCGTGTTTCTGGCTCAGGGTAAAAAGTTATTCGAATGTACTTGCGAAGACAGCAGGAAGGTGCTACCATGAAGTATTCAACAGAGGGAGGACACAATGGACAAGTTTGAACTGGATAGTCAAGAAGTAGAGATGTTAGCGGAAGCCATGTCTATCTACGTAACCCTTAGCAACTTGGAGGTGTCACGCCACAAGATGTACAAGGATGAGAGCATGGACAGGATGTTCCAGAAGATGGACAAGTACGCAGCAGCAGGAGTACTCTGGACAAAGCTGATGAAGGCGCAGGGCATCACACAAGAGCGCATTTCGGAACAACTGGGAAGAGACTAGACCTGATGACAAAATTGGTGGTGGGCTCAACTCTCCTGGGAGTTGGGCTTTCTATTCAGCCAATGAGTTTGATGACATTCACCTTGCTGGTGATGGCATCTTTTTTCATAGCGACAACGCGACAACTAGAAGGGTAAAAAATGGACACAGTAGACAAGGTAGCTTTGACCCGAACAGTGGTCTTCGTGGGGGATTACTTCACGCTGATGACAACAGTTCAGCTCGATGAAGTGCTACGGCAAGAAGCTGAGAAAGATGACGACTTCGCAATTAGGATTGCTGCCGTCTGGATGGGCGAGCATTACGGGTGGGATGTCCTCGAAGCTGCCAATGATGTTGGGATTGTAGACGAATAGCAGCCAGCTGAAGAAGAAAGGCCTCCCTGCTGGGGGCCTTTTTCTTTTCCTGGCGGCAGTACAGGGGTAAAAATTTAGGTATCCTTGAGGTGCCGCAAGTTGCTGGAGTTCGCCTCGCTGCTTGCGATGAGGGGTTCTACCTTTCCCCGCACATCTCCTCCCCCTCTCTCGGGGGGAGAAGTGTGTGGTTTGCCAATCAAAGGTCGGCGCTCGCAGTAAACTAATTGCATGTTAGAGCCAGTCATCTTAGCCATTGACACCCATTCAAACGGGACAGCGTCCCCATTTACAGCAAGCATCATTGATGACCCCAATGACGGGGAAACCAAACTTGTTGTGATGTTCGAGCAAGAGGGCCACATCGCGGTTCTATCTCTTGACAGGCTCATTGAAGAGGAAGACATTTCGCACAAGAGCCATTTCAACAGCGCAGACAAGCTAGAAGAAGTTTTGCGCAGTCTGATTGCGTTACGCACTAAGTAATCCTTTTTGCCAACCTTCTTGCATTATGCAGGAAGGTGTGCTAGTCTTGCATTATTCAAAGGACAAAAGGACAAGTAATGGACCTCTTCGAAGCAATCGAGCACAAGCTCTCTATCAGGCTTACCCGACGCGGTAGGTTATTTATTGGGTGGACCTTATTCGCAATGTTTATCGCCCTGTGGGCCGTAGCGACCGAACTAGGCACCCCTGAAGCGTGCAAAGTCCCTTTCGAAGAGATGAGCCTTTGGTGTAAAGACTTTATTACTCAATAAAGACAATAGAAAGAGGAAAAGACAGAATGAAAAGCGAAAAAATCGCAGAAGAAGCCGCCAAGTTGTATGAAGAGGGCCTAGCCCTTGAAGCAGTGGCGAAACAACTGGGAGTTGCATACAGAACAGCACGGAAGGCAATCTTTGCCCAAGGTGTTGTGTTGCGTGACCCCCACGCCCGTCTAGTGGGACGAACTCGTCCAGACAAGAAGAGGAGCTGATGAAGCTACAAAACGTAGTGTGGACATCGGTTATCTCCGCTGTTGCAGCTGTTGGCATCTTGGTGTCAGCCATTTTAGGTAACGAACTCTGGGTTCTAGCAGCAGGGTTCATAGGAATTATTAGCGCGGTGCTTTCCGCGAGAGAACAGAGGTAAAAATGTGGTTATTTAGTGAAACAGGGTTCGTCAGCGTAGTGCAGGACCCGCAAGATAAAAACAAGATGGTTGTGCGAGGTCGAGACATGGAATCGCTGAAGCCACTCGTTGAGAGGTACGACGCAAAAATAGTCCAACTAAAGAACAGGGACTACCCGCACCGTGTTTTCTTGACTCGGGAACAGTTTGTTGATTGGTTAGTGGAGCTGGGCGAGACCCTGAAGTACACAAACTATAAAACTAGAGCTGGCCAAGCACGAGGACACGACTTTACGCGTCCGCTGCATACAGTGTGGAGCACCATGCTGGAGCTTGAGGACTTAGGTAAGCCCAAGAATAAGCAGACGTACCGTCGAGGAGTCAATGCGTATGACTGGAACGACGAGAACGTAATGTACTACGGACGTTCGTAGAGAGGAACTCTATGAGTATCAATCGAAAAACGGCAGAAATAACCGTGTTCGGAATAACTTTGGCACTAATCAGCGTGTCAGCGATAGCAAGCGCAAAGTTTGGGTCATCAGCAAGTCAAATTGCTGCGGAATCAAGCATTGAAGTGCAGGAATCAGAGCGGGTTGTGCCGCAAAGGTCCCAAAGTTATGAAGAAGACGCCGCTGCAACAGAGGAAGTGGGGGTAAAAATTCCACTAGCTGCCGCTGCAGAAGTTGCTGAAGTTGCTGACTTTCCGAAGCATTTTTATGAAGAAGAGTTGATTGAAGTGCTAAGGAGTGTTGGTTTCGAAGAAAGCACCCTGCGTAAGGCTTGGGCCGTGGCAATGAAGGAGAGCACAGGCAATCCTTTAGCCCACAATGGCAACAGCAGTACGGGAGACAACAGCTACGGGCTATTCCAAATCAACATGATAGGAAAGCTTGGAGTTGCACGCATGGAGAAGTACGGGTTGTCTTCTTATGAAGACTTGTTTGACCCGTATGTCAATGCACGCATCGCCTTTGAGATGAGCAGACAGGGGACCAATTGGGGCCCATGGGGCATTGGCCCTGATGCTTATAATGGAGGTACAACAGGTTCGTATCACACATGGTACAAAGAATACCCAGGAGGTAAGTAATGGCAGATAAATTCAAAGCTAACGCCAGAGATGGTGACGGCGACGGGCTGGTACAAGACGGCACAAAGTTCGAACGCAAAGTAGGCGAAAAGCCTGAAGGTTTCAAAGTTGGCGCGGTTGATGGTGACGGCGACGGGCTGGTTCAGGATGGAACAGACTTTGAGCGCGCAGTTGAGCCAGAAGTGGTCGTTGCGTCAGCAGCAGCAGTAGAAGAAGAACCAGAAGTGGTTGTTGAAGTTGCCAAGGAGAAGAAGGTTGAAGCCCCAACCCCTGCGGCAGCAGCACCAAAGGGTAAAAAACCCGAGCCAAAGACTGTTCCGACAGTCCTGGGCTCTGAAATCAGTGTTTCACGCACCAAGTTGGTGTTTGAGAGCATGTACGAGCACAACTCGCGTTCAGTTGGCGTAACTCAGGTTAGGTTGATGGAGCTTGGTTACGTAAGCGCGGGTTCAGACAACCGCGGGTACTTGAGCAAGGGCACTCTTGCAGCTATCAAGGAATTTGCTGCAGACCACGGTTTTGAATCAAATAACCTTACGAACGAGAAGCTGGTTCAGGCTATTTTTGCTGGTACCCCAGTAACAGTAAGTATCTAAGCCCCCAAATCAACGCCCAGTATCTCTCTTATCATAGAGAGTGCTGGGCGTTGCTGCGTCTGGCGTAGATGCAATAGGAGAGGAAAGACCATGTCAAAAAGAGCACGAAAAGTTGCAACAATAGTTGGCCGCATGGTTGCTGTGTTCCTGGCAACGGGACTGAGTGTGGTTGCAGCGGGTACGATTGTGGGCGTTGAGCTCTGGCAATCGTTCTTGATGGCGGGGATTGGCGGAGTAGCTACAGTAGTTGAGGGGCTATCACGGGCGTATCTCAAGGACGGGAAACTATCACTTGCTGAAATAAACGAAGTGTTTGGCGAAGCTGGGTCGAAAGCTAGCAACCCCGACGACTAAATTCGTAGTAGCAGCGCCGTTTGTTTGAGGAACGAGAAGGCCCCCCAGGAATTTTTACCCTAGGGGGCTTTCTCTATTTTGCTGGTTTCTAGTCTGCGGGGTAGAACCCGTGCTTTTCAAAGTGAGCTTTGCGAGTCTGCTTTTTGATTCTGCGCTCTGCTACTTGGTCTATTTTTTCGGCCACCATGTCCCAGAAGGGGGTGGGAAATTCTACATAGTCTCGGTCATTCTTGACTAGCTTCCCGCGGATTCCTCTGGTAACACGTTTTGCGGTTCCTACTATTGCGCTATCTGGTAGTCCGTACATTGTGTCCCTCTCTGTCTATGTCTCTATTATGACATACCTTCCTGCACTTTGTCAAGTACCTGGGCAAAGAAAAACCCCCCAATTTCTCGGGGGGCTTCGCGGTGTTCATTTGGCTATCTCCTTAGTCGGTTGTTTGTTTTTCTCTGATTGTGATACTCCTTAGAGTGCCTAGTCCTGGTGTAGTGGTGTTCGCGCAAACTTCCCACTTGAACCTATAATCAGGACTTGCGCTGTCGTTATACTCAATAATCCGCTTTAGGTTTCGCTTCATCATTTTGAGGGCATTGCTTACTATTCTCTCGGCTTCCCCTGTGTTGCCAAGTGCGGGATAAAACTCCGCCTTAGCGTGCCATTGTCGAAATCCATCAGCCCAGATTGTTACTTCATAATTTTTAGACTTGGTCATTGTGTCCCCCTTAGAGAGTTATGTAGGTGTCGGTGAATGATACGAATAAGTCCCAAGCCCAGCCGATTACAACGCGGTGGCTCTCTGTCACTATGAACCAGACTCCCAAGATGGCAAGTGTGACTAGCGATAAAAACTGACGGGTTTTTGTTTTGATAGTGTGTCCCTTCGTTGTTATAAGTACATTCTCTCAGACCTTCCTGCACTTTGTCAAGTAAGTCAGGAAAGTTTTTATCACAGTTAGGTAACAAAAAAACCCCCGCTTTTTACGGCGGGGGCTTTCGGTTGTTGTTGGTTGGTTTAGTAAAGTTGGTAATTCTGAATTTCTCCCTTTGCAAAAGCTTCAGAGTAAAAGGCACTTACGGCTTCGTGGTGCTGAGGGTCAAAGTGGTAGGTGGTGGTGACTCCATCTTTTAGGATTATTGCAGTCATTTTGTTTCCCTTCGTCGTTGTGTAGTTACAGTATGGCAGACCTTCCTGTACTTTGTCAAATCTTTCTGACATTTCTTTGTAACGGTTAGGTAACAGAAAAACCCCGCCATTTCTGACGGGGTCTTCAGCGCGGTGACTATTCGAGCATCCTCATAATCTTGAAAACGGCGCTTGCAGTAAGGGGCAAGGTTTCGCCTTCCTCCCCTGTGCCACCCGTTATTACGACGTTACCCACGATGTAGTCTGTGCCTGCGCCATAGGTTGCATCCCATAGAACTTGCCCGACGTCATTGTGCGGTAACCCCTCTAGCTTGCCTTCCTCATTTAGCCACATAGTTAGGTCATCCCCTAGGTCTACAGCTTGCACATAGCCCCCCACCGCGGTTTGAAGCGCGGCCAGGTCCATGGTCTCCATCTTTGAGATGTTGCCTTCTGTTGAGACGGTCATTGCTTTCATTTTGTTTTTCCCTTCGTTCGTGTTAGTTGGTGTTAGTTGGTGTAAGCAAGTTGTCCAAAAGCGAGCACTGCCTTCTGGTTGCGGCCTAGCTCTTCGTTGTCGGCCCAGATAGTGAAGTCTCCCATTGTCCCAGTGCGGTAAGTACTAGCGAACAATTCGCGCAACTGCGCAACGCTAGTGGTGTGGAAGTTGAAGTCGATTCCGTTTGCCATGATGCGGATTGAATAAGTAGTCATTTTGTTTTCCCCTTCGTTGTGCCCCTTGCGGTGGCTTGTAGTTATTATATTAGTACACCTTCCTGACATATGTCAAGCTCATTTGGAAAAAAAGTTTTTTTATTTTTTTCATTCGTATTAGTAGGTGTAGAAAAATTTCAATGTGCCCAGACCTAAAGGCGACCAGAGGGCACTAGGCCCCAGGGGGGCAGAGCGTCTGAGTCTTGTATAGATGTGTGAGCATTTGCTAGGCATCCCCAAAACCAATCCCTAGCCCCAGCCCCAGAGGGGGCCAGAGGGGGGACGTGTGTCATTGCCTAGCTTGGCATTCATAGGTGTAATTTTTTAGCTAGACAGAATGTCTAGATAAATTCATCAGGCCAACCCAGATAGCAAAGCTATTTGAATGTGAGATGTTTCTAGCTTGACTAGATGACTTTGAAAAAAGCTTTGTAAATAATTCTTGTCTAGTCAGGGGAAAATAGAAAAGCAGCTTTGGAAAAAGTTCTTGAAAAAAATAATAGACAGCAAATAAATATCCAGACCTTCAGAAAAAAACCAGTAAGTCTCTCGGAACGTGCTGAAGATTTTAGGAAACGTTTCAAAAAAAGTTCAAATATAATGACTGCCCACTCACAGGCCAAATCCAAAAAAACTTAACGTTCATACTTTCGACTCTGCCGTTCAGGATTCTTTGGACTCTCGCCCCTGTACGCTTTCTCAGAACCCTGTACCATAGAACAATGAGCTCAAAGACATTGCTTCCTCAGGACGAAGTGAACTTCATCAGTTCCCTTTCCCGCCCTGTTGCTGAGTCACGTCTTAGGGCTCTCTGGGAGGCTGGATGGTCTTTATCTATTCTTGGCGAGTCGCTTGACCCCAAACGACCCAAGACTACAATCCACTTCTGGGTAAAAAAAGCGGAAGCAACAAAGCAGTTCCGCGAAATACCCACACCGCCACCTCGCAGTCTCACCACCGCAACTCCCACTAAAAAAGCACCCCGACTGCGCTCAGTCTCCCCCAACGTTCCGCCAGACATGAAACCGCGCCTCAAGGAGCTGGCCAAGCTTGCAAAGCGCTATCGCGCCCGCACAACTTCGGACTCTCCGTTCTCCCAAGCAAACCGAGACCTCACCGCAATGGCTGTGGCTCTCAGAAGCATGGGCGTCCCCACAGCAAAGATTGCCACAGCCGCTGGGGTTTCGTACCGCGCTATGGCCAGAAGACTGAGCAAGTGAGAACTTACAAGACACAGAGTGGCAGCTATACAGAAGATGAATTAGCTGTGGTTGTATGGATGAACCCTAAAAACAAGGAATCCAACCAGTCCCGCTTTCTTGAGACTATGACATCTGAGAACTCGCTCTTTCCCATGGCATTTCCGCTAAAGAGTCTTACGAGTTCTCGCGACTGGCAGAACGCCACTCTTGTTAACAAGAAGGACGATGTTTTTGGAGCTATACGCACCACTGAGCGGTCCCGACCACTAATCATCCCCATTCCCGTAGCCCGAGCAGCTTTTGGCTGGGAAGACTTCTACATACCATCGGAGTACACAAGTTAATGGCTGCAGTTAAAACAATGGACGTTTTCCCCGCAATCATCAGGTTGGCTCCCCCAGGCTCCCTCTCCGACATCACTGAGCTCCCGATTATTGGAGACGCTCCGCAGGGGACTCGCCGCGTCGACACCGCCCGCGCTGTAGTTATCCAAGACGTCCTGATTATTGGGGTAGATTCCCCAGAGGGCACTCAAGTCGTTTTTCGCGAAAAAATTACCCAACTAGAGAAGATAGGCAAGACCTATCACGCCTTGACCGAGTCAGGAAAGATAGTTACAGTTGCCAAAGACAATAACTGTGGCTGTGGGACCCGCCTTCGTGGCTGGAACCCCTATGGCTCTTTCATAACTTCTAACCAGGACCCTACATGACACTATTAGAATTTGTCATCATTGCTCTAGCAGTGTTTCGTCTTACTCGTCTTATCACGACTGATACGATATTTGAGTCCCTAAGAAATCGTCTTTGGGCTAAGTTTCCTCCCCATAAGAGCAAACTTGGCTATCTTATAACCTGCGATTGGTGCACCTCTATTTGGGTCGCATCAATAGTCGTACCATCCGCTATGATTATTCCAGTACTTGTTTACGTCTACGCCGTATTCGCGGCTTCGGCGATAGCAGGTCTGTTGACCGCATACGAGCAAAAATAACTCGTGTTCCGCAACTGATTGACGAGGAGACCGCCCAATGGGTGTATTTAATAGAGAAGAGCCAACGCCAGAGGCTCCAAAGGCTAAAGCGACGCCTGTAAAGCCCGCTAAGAATAAAGCCACCTCCCGTTCAAATCAGAATGTTCGTAACGCCAGGACGCCTCAGCCGACAGGCTCACCCGTCTTCTTCAACAGCCCTCCTCCAGTTGCCTATAACGCCCCCCGCGCCCTGACGGCTGCAGCCTCGCAAGTAAAAATGAACGACAAGGGCGAGTTCGAGCAGTTTAAGGCTCGACGTTCCGCTTCCTCATCTGCATGGCAGGGCGAAGCATGGGAATACTACGACGCAATTGGCGAAATCAAATACGCTTTTAATCTTGTAGCATCCGTTGTCTCTCGTATCCGCATCTTCGCGGCTGCAATTGACGACCCAAGTCAGGCCCCCGTTTCCGCAAGCGAGTCTCGCTCAGTGGACCCAGCACTTGCTGCTGCTGCAGAACGCGCTCTTTTGCGACTTAACTCGGCGTACGGCGGACAGCCTGGACTTTTAAAAGACGCCGCTCTTAACCTTGCCGTCACTGGCGAATGCTACCTAGTTCAGATGCCAGCCCGTCAAGGAACTGGAGAGCCTGAATCTTGGGACATCCGCTCCGTTGACGAGGTAATAACTGACGCTCGCGGTAACTACACCGTTATCGGTCGTCGAGAGCAGAGCTCTGGGTCGGGAGGAGGAGGTCGCGAAGGAGTTGTCAACTTAGGCAAGAACGCTTTTGTTGGCCGTATCTGGCGCTCACACCCTCGTTATTCGGATGAGTCCGACTCAAGCTTGCGTGGGCTCCTTGACCTTTGTGCCGAACTCCTTCTACTGAACAGGACATTCCGTGCAACTGCTCGCTCTCGCCTTAACGCTGGCGCGCTTTATCTTCCTGACGGTCTATCTGTGGCTGCTCAGGGCGACCCTGACTATCCTTACGACTCTGAGGATGGAATCGGGACGGGATTTACTGCCGAGGAAGCAGAAGATGAGTTTGAAGAGCAGCTAATTGACGCTATGACCACGCCGATTCGTGACGAAGAGTCCGCATCTGCCGTGGTTCCTCTGATTATTCGTGGACCAGCCGAGCTTGGCGATGCTATCAAGCAGTTCAAGTTTGAGCGTTCGTTTGACCCAGCACTTGCTGAGCGTTCCGACCGCGTTCTGGAGCGCATCCTGCAGGGCCTTGACGTTCCTAAGGACGTTGTTACAGGCTTGGCTAACGTAAAGTACTCCAACGCTCTACAAATTGATGAAGCGTTGTACAAAGCGCACATCGAACCGTTGATGCTTTTGATTGTTGACGCCCTCACAGTTGTCTATTTGCGCCCATATTTGATTGCAAATGGCTACTCAGACATAGATGTTAGCCGTATTACTGTTTGGTATGACCCTTCAGCGGTCTCCACACGCAACGACAGGGCCTCAGATGCTGATGCAGGCTTCGACCGCGGGGCAGTGTCTTACGACGCCTGGCGGCGCGCACACGGCTTCTCAGACCAGGATGCTCCTACCCCTACTGAAGTTGCAGTACGTTTGCTTCAGGAAAAGGGCGCACTTACACCAGAACTTACCGAAGCAATGCTTGGGGCGATTTCTCCAGAGATTATGAATGCCGTTCGGTCGGCTCAGCAGGGGCAATCCGTTGCTCCTCTGCCTCCCGACGTTGAAGAGGTCTTGAAAAGAGCAGCTGCAGGAGAACCTGCACCTGTAACAGAGGAAGCCGCACCTGAAGGGGGCACTAACTAATGCATGGTATGAAAAAAGATGATGTACGCATGGAGCTTGTAAACAACCTCGCCTGCAACCTAGGAAACGCTGTTGTTTTTACATTTAAGGCTCAGGGGCATCACTGGAATGTCGAAGGCTCAGACTTCAGCGAGTTCCACAGATTCTTTGGAGAAATCTACGAAGAGGTTCAAGACTCGATTGACCCTATGGCAGAGAGCATCCGCAAGATGGATGTAAAAGCTCCGTTCACTTTGCACCAATTCTTAAAGATGTCGAATATCCAAGACCCTATGACAGAGTGCTCAACTGTTCGTGACATGGTTCAGGATTTGTATGACTCTAACCAGGTGTTTCTTGAGAACCTCAAAAGAGGCTACGAGCTTTCCGAGAAGGCCTGCGAATATGGCACTAGCGATTTCTACTCTGGGCGCATTGACGTTCACATGATGTGGCAGTGGCAGTTGCGCTCTCACCTAAAGGGCTTGGGCGGAGCTTACTAAGTATGGAATCCCGAGGAGAGCTGGGAGGGGGTCAGAGCCATGCGCCTACCCCTAAGCCAACCAGCTCAGTCAGAGTTTCGGATAAGAATGCTCTTATCCGTACTTTGTCGACCTTGGAGAATGAAGTTCACGAACTTCGCAAGAGCATCAGACAAGAGTATGCATCCGAAGAGCTTTCCAACAGCCCCTGCTGGGACGGCTACGTCCAAGTAGGCACCAAAAAAGGCAAAAACGGCAATCAAGTCCCCAACTGCGTCCCTGCTACTACTTCAGCTATCGCCGAAGCTGCAACGTTTGCCGCTGAGAACAGACCAGCTGCCCCCGAGGGCTTCCACTACATGCCAGACGGCGAACTGATGCCAGACTCGGCACATGAAGAGAATGCCCCAAGACCAGAAGCTCCCGAAGGTTATCACTACATGCCAGACGGAAATCTTATGTTGGACTCTGACCACGATGACGAAGCTGCAGCTAAAAAGAAGCGCACTGCTGCCCAGACTCCTGCTCCCAAAAAGGACCAAATAAAAGGCTCTTCAAAGAACAAAAAGGGCTCGGCTTCTGGCAGTAAGAAAATTACCTTTTCAAAGGCCGTAGAAAAAGCTCTTTCCAATAAGGTTGAGACCCACAACAAAAAAGCATCTAAGGGACGCCGCGCAACTCTTGGGATGCTAAAGGCTGTCTACCGCCGCGGAGCTGGGGCTTTCTCCACAAGCTTCCGACCTGGACAGAACCGAAACTCTTGGGCACTTGCTCGCGTTAACGCTTTCCTGCGTTTGCTTTCCTCAGGCAAGCCCTCTAAGGCTGCTTATGTGCAGGACAACGACCTACTTCCCGCTTCCCACCCAAGGTCCACAAAGAAGGACTCGTCTATTGAGTCCTTGACCGCAGACGCTCAGCTGCACTCCGAGTTAGAGCTTTCAGCTGCATCTGAGTACGCAGAGGCAGAACTCGAAATCGAGCTGCCCGCAGAAAACACTTTTGCCAGTGCCGAAGAAGCAATTCTTGCTTTGACCGAGTTTTCAGATTTTGGCTACGAAGCAGAGCCTGCTATTAGAGCAAGCTGGCTTCGCGGTCTACGAAATGGAGAAGACCCCTACACAAGGGCAAAGCTTCTCGCAATCCTTGCACACGATAGTCTAGATGCTGACTTGCTCCCACGAGAGGGCTTTGATGAGTAGCAACCACCCAACCAAACCAGCAACACACGTACTGTCTGTTGCAGAGCAGGACGCGAACATTATTCGCGACGCTATTGACTCTCTTGCAGACCTTAATGGCGCGCATCGTGGTACACGTCGAATCACGTCTGGAATGGCCAAAAAAGTCGCCACACGTTCTCTCATCAAGAGCGCAGACGAGAGCTACTCTGTCCGTCGCCACCGCGCTTTTTCTGAGCTCTCGGAGTTTGCTGCTCTAGTTCAGCAGGACAAAGTAATCACTGCCGCCGCACATACCGACTTACTCTCCCTTGCACACCCACGCTCCACTCGCAAGACTTCGATGGATTGGAAAGAGCTTCGCAAGGCTCAAGCGCGTTGGTTCGCCGACGACTCTCGCGTAACAGACCCTTTGGTTGGTCCGCTTCTTGCGTCCGCCTTTGCCTCTGAGCCAGGGAGTCCTGCTCAGCAGTACGCTGTTGCTCGTCTAAATGCTATGGGCCCAGGTAAGGTCCCTTTGATTGCCCTAGTTGCGGCATTCAAAATGGGCGGTAACAAAGGCTTCTGGCGCTTCCAGCTTCGAGACAGCGAAGGTAAATTCTCCAACATGGGCGGAGGCCTTCGTAGGCTAGTGCGTCGCATAGGTGGAGGCGTTTCGTGGCTTGCTGGTCGTATCGTTTCGACGAACCCCAGCAATAAAACTTTTATCCAAGAGCTCCCAGATGGCAGGCTCATTAGGACACCAGCCTCTGCTGGTAAGTCCGTTAAGGCTATTCTCCCTAGTCAACAGGATGCCCAGGGATTTAGCAAGACTCCCGCCAAATCTTCAGCTGACAGTGATGTGATTGATGAAGCAGACCTAGAATTTGTAGACTCCCCCGACGGTTACGCAAAAGACCCTTCTTTCAAGCCTACGCAGGATGACCTTGACTACTACGGCCCAAATATTGACCTTGGAACTAGGTTCGTCGACGATAACGATAATTACGAAATTGTAAAGTTCGACAACGGAAATAACGTTGCGGCAATGCATAAATTCGAAGCCCAGCAGCAAAAAGAGGCTGAAGGCAACAATGTCGTTGCTTTAGGTATGGGCGAAAACGGAGAGCTCGACCCAACTCTGCCTGTTTACTTTGTCCGTCGTAAAGATGGCAAGGAAAAGGAATTTGCCACTGTTCAGTCTTGGGGAGATGTTCAAAGCTTTATCTCTAAGGACGAAGACCTCTACGAAGCAGGCGACCCAGCTGACCCACAGCGCCCCGAAAGGGCAGCGGGACTGCTTGACCCAGAACTTCAGATTGGCGATAAAGTTGACATCGCCGATTTCGACGGTCAAGAGATTCCTGGAGACGCTAACGCTTCTAAGGTAAAACAGACCGCTTATCGGAGAAAATTAAAAAAGTTTAAAGAAGAGGGCGGCGAATTCCCTCTAGACCCAACCCGCGACCACTTTATGATGGACGACGGAACTGTTATTGATTCCGAGACGGGACGCGTTCTTCGTGACTCTCTTGGAAATGCCAACCCTGACGCTTGGCTGGATGACTTTGACGAGCAGGGCACTCAAAATCAAGAAGAGTCTCCCGCAGACGAGACCGAGGCTTCACCAGAAACAGGGACCACTCCCGAAAACTTTTACTCATGGAACACAGACGCCCCTTACGAGCCACAGGGTGCTGTTGATAATCAAATCTCAGAAGACTACACAGACGACCCTTCACAGCTTTCCGAAGAGTATTCGACCAAAGACTTAGCCACGGCCCTCAACGAGGGTGTTGCTGGCACTGAGGAGCAGTCTGGCACTGGTTTTGGGTATCTGCCTTTCTCCGATGGGACCGAGCCCGTTCCCGTTGAAGCTATCTATGAAGCGCTCAACGAAAAAGGCGAAGATGCTAAAGCCATTCTTGACGATATCTATAAGGGCGGTACTGGCGACTTAGGTACCAAAGTTCCTAAGGCAACTGAAGAATCCTTGGGCGAAGAGATTCCTGATGCAGCTAAGGCCACACCCTCTAACAAAACCCTTCCTCCGATTATTGAGGGGATGACCGAGGACGAGCAGAAGGCGTTCCTAGATTCGGGTGACTATAAGTCATATCTCCCAAAGAATAAGGTTTACGAAGAATCTGAGGTTCCAGAGGGCTATTCCTCAATCGACGATGCGCCTTTTAATGAAATTGAAGGCGATACTCCGCAAGATGCGCCTGAAGGCTTTTCTGTCAACCCAGTTGACATTGCCAATGACTATAAAAACGATGAGCTTGTTACGGAGCTTCGTCGTGCCCTAGAGCCAGGAACCGCAACCCCAGGCTATGGAATCTTGGGTATGGACACTCCCGAGGGAGAGCAGTACCTAGCAAACGTCCCAGCTGAAGCAATTCGTGACGCTCTGCAGTTGCAGGGCGTGGACACTGACGAATTAATAGACAATATCTACCAAGAAGGCCTTAAAGGGCAGAGCTCCGACGAGCCGACTCCCGAAGAGGTTCAGGATGCTCTTGAAGGAGAAAATGTCCAAGAAGACGAATCCCTCGAAGATGCCCCCGAGGTCCAAGAACCTACAGCCGAAGCCCCGCAACCGCCTACAGAGGACTCGCAAGACCAAGCAGCAGACACCGCTGATGATGGTGGAGCAGGAACAGCTACCCCAGGAATCTTTACAGGAGAACCAGACGGACCAGCCCTCCTAAGCGCCAGCGCCGAGAACCTCAAAGCAGGAGACATTACGTTCTCTGACAACTTTGTAATTGAGAATGTATTCTCCGACGCCGACTCCGAGGCACAGAAGCCAGGAAGCGTTTGGATTGAGGGATACTACCCTGGGCACCAGACTCAGAAGACCAAGCTCTGGAACAAGAATGTTCAGATTAAAGTTTACCGTAATGTAGAGGTCCCCGCAAAGGGGGACCTCCCAACTCTATCTAAGCCAAAGCCAAAAGAATTTGACCCCGAAGGCAAGATTTTTAACGACACAAACTTAGGGGCCTTTGTTCCTAAGGACGCAGAAGCGCGTAGTAAATTTCTTGATGCCCTAGACGAGTACAACAAAAACCTTGCGCAAGCTCAGGGGCTATGGACTGCACCTGACACCGAGACTCTTGCTGTGTGGCAGACCGAAGAAGTTGCTTCACCCTTTAGCCCAGCGAACCCCGTTGGTGTAACCACGGTTAAGGCTACAGAAGTTAAAGCTGGAGACGTCACTTTCAAAAAAGAGTGGGGTTCTGATTTTTACGAGTACTTCATTATTGAAGGCGTAGAAGAGGTAGACGGAAAGGCCGTTGTTCAGGGGTACTACCCAGGGCACGTCTCTCAGACAAAAGAGTGGAACGCTACAACTGAAATTACGGTTATGCGTGGTGCTTCTGATTTGCCAGCCCCTGGAAACGCTCCAGCTCTTGAGCGTCCTAAAAAAGATGACCCAGACTTAGTAGAAAAGAAAGCGGCGTTCAAAGCTGCAAAGAAACTCTCCGCAGAGGGCTTTACTCCTCCAATTGACCCAGACTCCGTTTCAACTGCTCAAACAGGCGACACTGACAAGCCTAAGAAAAAAACTCCCTCTAAGCCAAAGGCTCCTGCCTCTCCAGCATTCTCTGGGGAAAAGCTTAAGCAGATTGAAGTTGAAGCAGCTGGCGACCCTATAAAGTTCCTAGAGCTCCTTGAAAAAGAAGAGATAATCTATCTTGACTTTGAGACCGCAGCCGATGGCGCATTTGACAGCCAAACACCTATTCAAGTTGCATGGACCAAAATTGACGATGGTCTGGCAACCGCTGCTGGTGCTTACTGGATGAATCCAGAAGTACCACTTGGAGATTTCTATAAAAAAGCTGACCCAGACAAAACACTAAAAGACCCCTCTGGTAATCCAGTCTCAGATGAGTTCTTGGCAAAGCAGCCTTCTCTAGAAGAGCAGATGACAAAGCTTCTTGAAAAGATTGGCCCTGACACAATTGTTCTAGCGCATAACTTGCCGTTTGATGGTGGCATTATGAAGCGCTTCGCTCAAAAGTTTGGCCTCAACTACAGCCCAAGCGGAGAGGTAGACACTCTATCGCTAGCCCGCCTTGTTATTAACGGAGGAAACGGTGCTCACACTCTTCAGAGTGTTGCAAACCGCTACGGAATTGTTCCTGATGGTGACTGGCACGATGCAGTAACTGATAGCGATGTTCTCCCTTCGATTCTGAAGAACCTTATGCAGGAGATGGCTAAGACCAATCAAGGAATCTCAGCTCTTGACGTTGACGCCAACATGCAAAAGTACGAAGAGGAGCTTGCAGAGTTCAAGGCGGCTCAAGGCAAGAAAGACCTCGCTGACACAAGCCTTGCTGTTTCTAAAGTTATCCAGGATGCTTTTGATGGTGACAACAAAATTGCGACAGTTGACGAGATTGTAAAGTCAATGCCTAAGGTCCGCCCAACTTCTGACGAAGCTACCTCTGCTACAGCTGCAACCAAGTCTGACTTGGCAGACGGTGACCTAGCAATTGAATCAGTACTAGGCGACTCCATCTCAAATAACTGGGTAGAGGACAACGAGAACACCACATCACTTGGCAAGGTTGCTATTGAGGAGTGGCAGGTAGGGGACTTCGTAAGTGCCCCATCAGAGGGCTGGTTTGAAGTTCTTGAGATTCTCGATGACCCAGCTGACCCAAACAAAGTCTTTGTAAGGCGACGCTTGCTTGCCAATGGCAAAGAGTACGGTATGAACAAGTCTTGGGTAAAGTTCCAGGCTTACGGTATTAGACGACGCAATGGCGAAGTTGAGGCCCCTGTTCTTGAGGAAGCAGCCCCTAACGTCGACACAGAAGCTACCATTGAAAAGTGGCAGACCTACGACATTAAGCAAGATGCTGACGGTGTCTACTATGCTGACGGAATTTCTAGCTCTGATGTTCAGAAGCTACGAAGCGGCGTGATGACTCCCCCTCAGTTGCCGTTCTTTGCTCCGATAGGTGGCGGCAATAAGCCCGACCAAGGTGATGGCTACTTCTTTGCTACAAATGGAATGCGTTTCTGGGGCAAGTTTGGCGCTGCTGGCGCTCTAGTTCGCCGTAAGAACAACGAGGGCGTCTTTGAGTACTTCCTAGCAAAGCGCTCCTCTGGGCTTTCGCAGGGGGGCGGAAAGTGGGGATACCCAGGGGGTGCCCACAAGGATAAGAGTGACTCCGAAGAAAATAACGGCATTATCACTGCAATCAACGAATTTGAAGAAGAAGTTGGCGGCGACTTAGGACCAGACTCCGTTCTCCCAGTCGGTCAGTTTGCTAATGAAGTTGCTCCTGGTTGGACATACAACACTCATGTCTTCGAGGTGGGACCAGGCCAGCTAAACGACTTGTCACCGAAAGATGGAGAAAGCTCTGAGGTTGGTTGGTTCACTGCTGACCAAATTAGCAAGATGGCTTCTCAAGGCACTCTTCAGGACAACTTTGCAGACACCGCAGATGTTCTCTTGGGCCTTGCGCTCGACGAGCCTACGACAGCTGAGCCTGATGAAATTGTTATCCCTGAGGTACAGAGCGGCTCATTGGGTCAAGTCTTTGACACCTCTAACTGGAAAAAAGTTTCAGGGCAAGCTGGGTCAAATCAGGGAGCATTCTATGTCGACCCAGACAGTGGGCAACAGTATTACGTCAAGACCCCAAAGACCGAAGCTCACGCAGCTAATGAAGTTCTTGCTTCTGCGCTGTATGAAGAGGCTGGCTTGGCTGTCGGGCGTGCCTACATCGGGAAAAACAAGGCTGGCAAAATTGTTATAGTCTCTCCCGTCATTGATGGAACCGACGGAACTCTCGGTCAGATTGCACCTAACCAAAACATCACTGACGAAATCAAAAAGGGTTTTGCGGTTGACGCATGGCTCAACAACTACGATGTCATCGGCCTTGAGAAGGACAACATTGTTGTTGCCAACGCCAAGCCTTTCCGTATTGACGCTGGTGGTGCACTGCTCTTCCGTGCTCAGGGAGCTGACAAGGCCAAAGAGCTGGATACAAATGTCGCAGAGCAGATTAGCTCACTTCGCGATTCAAATGTTAACTCCCAGACAGCAAGCGTATTCGGAGACATGACCGACGCCGAGATTGGCGAGTCAGCAAAGCTCGTTGCAAATATTGACGAAGCCAAGATTGATGAATTAGTAGATGAGGCCTTTGCTGGCGGAATCGATGGAATTAGCAGTCAATCAATTGCGAACAGCCTCAAGGAGAACTTGAAGCGTCGTCGTAAAGAGCTTATTGAGATATATGGACTTGACGATGAGCCAATCGAAGCCCCTATTGCTTCAGAGGATGGTCCAGACAAGGTACTTCTTTCACTTGACGACATAGACCCAGAAGATTTGATTGACGACCTTGATGCTCAAATTCAGGATGCAATCGCTACTGGAAACAACATTGTCTTTAAGTACAACGGCAAAACAGTAGACCTTTCCCCAGCAGAAGTGAAGACCGCCAAAAACGGAAACGTTAACGTTGTTGGGACACTTCCTAATGGAAAGTTCTACACCTACAACCTTACAAAGATGGAACAAGAAAACGATGCTGCCCCTCAGGCATCGGAGCCAAGCGTGGCAACCCCTCAGCCATCTGACGAGATAACCCTTGACCCTCAAGCCGAGCCCGTCGAGTCTGTAAAGCCCACTGAGGTGCCTCAAGACCAGAAGCAAAAACTTGTACAAAAGGTTGAGAACATAGCTGAAGCTTTGTTCGGCAGCAAAGACCCAGAAAAGATTAAGCAGCTACTACAAGGCTTCAAAGACAACGAAGTAGAGGACCCAGAGCTTGTTGAGTCCATTCTCAATGACTTGACTAACCCTGCACCAGCAGCTACTCCAAAGGCAACTCCCGAGGAAAAGATAACTGATGATTTAGAGCAGGCACTTACTCCCGTAGATGGCGACGAGGATATTCCTACAGACGCGGTCTCGAAAATTGACCTCGACGAGCTTGCCAAAGAACTTGCGAACCCAACTGACCCTGACTTAATTTGGGCGCAGGTTATCGAAGACTACAGTGCTAGCACTCTAGACAACGGACACATTGTTGTCTCTTCTACCAAATTTAACAATAAGCGTTTTGACGTTTTAGTAAAACGTAACTCCGACAACACATTTAGCACCTACCACCGCATTACAGACGAAGAAACGGGTGTCACTAGGGTTAAAGAGCTGAAAGGTCGCTGGCACTCATCTACCGCCCTAAACAGTCGGATAAATAACGAAATCTACAAGAGCAAGGCCTTCCCTGCAAAGATTCTCGCTGGGTCCAAAAAAGAGACCGCCTCCACTATTCAGCCATCCATGCCCCCTAAGCAGCAGGAGTCTTACGTTTCAGCAGACGGCACGACCGTTATTCAGGTTGGGATGACAGTTACTGATACCAAGACAGGCAAGAAGGGGGTTGTTACCTCCCTTAAGGACCAGTACGTTGTGAAAGCTGGAGGCAAGACCTACACCTACACAGACGTTGCAAAAGTTAAATTTGAAGGACAGTCAAAGGCAAACTGGAAAGCCTCTACCTTCTTAATGCCTGAAGGCTCTCAAGCCCCTGAGGATGGCCCTGACCAAGACCCTGGACAAGAAGGAGACGGCGGCGGCGGAACACCAACCCCACCAACTACTCCCGAGACACCAGCGCCTGAAGCGCCTACGCCCGAGCCAGAAGAGTTACAACCAGCTGAAGCAGTGGCCCCAAGTGGTCTTACTCCAGAAAGTACGTTGGCTGAGGTTGAATCTGTCGCTGTAGACAAGAACTCTGCGATGCACACTTCGTACTTTGGAGCTTCAAATAAGAACGAATACAAAAGCCTTGTTAAAAAGTACTTGGTGAAAGACGCAACGTCCACTGGTCAGAATATGCTCCCTGGAATTATTGCTTCTAACCAAGACCCAGACGCGCCAAACCCAGAACTTGCAAGCCACGGTGTCGTAACAAAGACTTTCCCAAATGAACTTGCCGTAGAGGTTACCTACTTCGACGGGCCAATGAAAGGCACTACTCAGAAGCTAGAACAAAAAAACGTATGGAGCCGCGAGAAGTTTTTAACTAACGAGCAGTCCAAAGAGCTGGGAATTGAAGTAGACGACTCAATTCGTGCTGAAGCCATAAAGGCTCAGGGTGCCAAAGCTGAAGAGGCAAAAAAGCAAGCCGTCGCCCAAGCAGAGCAAGAAAAGAAGCAAAAAGAAGAATCTGCTAAAAAAGCCGTAATCGAGAAAGCCAAGCAAGACTTAGCGGATAAGTTCACAGTCGAGGGCCCTGGCTTTTCCGTGGAGACTCTCGATGGCCCAGCTAATTGGGGAGACACTCCCCTTGAGCAGGTCCCAAGCCTCCAGAGCGCGGTTACTAAGCTGGATGCTGGAAGTCCTCTAGAAGCTGCCAATGGTTCTCAAGTAATGATTGACGCTGGGGACATCGAAGACCTGAAAGTTCGGATTCAGAAAGTAGAGAAAGACGGCAAAAAGCAAATTCGTCTTTCCTTTAAATTGACCAACTGGGCGGGCAACGCTTTCACCAAAAAACTAGCTAAGCAGCAGGACCTAGACGTTAGTGATAACGCGAGGCTAGACAAGTACAAGACCAACGCAGACGGCTCTTTAACGTTTAGCGAAGAGTGGAGCACAGGGAACGTAGATGGCAACAACAAGGGCCGTACTTACCGAGGTGAGATTGCTGGGGGCAGCGGAGCGTTCCAATTCATTCGTGCCAATCGCAGTGCAACCACCCCCGACTTTTTCAAAAAAGGCGGGTCCAGCAACGGCCCAGTTTCGCTCCATAACCGTGTAGAAATTCTTTTGCCAGAAAACGCAACTCCAGAGCAGATAGCTGAAGCCATAAAGGAAGTTGGTGGAGTTCAAGAAGTCCGCCCCGCCACAGAAGCAGATTTCCGAGGAGTTGCAGAGAACAAAATTATTTCGCTTTTTGGTAAAAAGGGCAATGGAGCAAAGAACTACGAGGGAGAACTTCGTAAGCAAATTCTTGATGAAGTAGAGAAAAATTATAACTTTACTGCTGATAACATGGAGGTTCGTGTAGATGAGCAGCAAAAAGGCGCAATTCAGTACCTGCTTCCCGAAGAGGTTGCAGAACAGCTGGCTGCAACCTATGGAGTTAGCTTCTTTAAGCACAACTTTGCTAGCGGAAACCTTCCAAGCGACGAAAAAGCAAGAGCAGATTTTGTCTACGACTTGCTGTTCAAAACTGGTGGCGGATTGTACTCCACAGTCACTCGTTGGACCGAGGGGTTAAATACCTCTGGCCAGTCAAGCTCTTCTGACCTTGCAGGAGTTGGCGCAGGGTATGTGTTCACTCGAAAGACCCCAAAAATGGACCTAAACCAGGGTTCGTACAAGGGCCTAGAGTTTTTCTTTGATGGAGTCCAGCTAATCCGTCGCCCAGAGTTTTATGGCTCTAACTACGACGAGTGGGGTAAAAAGTACGAAGACACCGACTATCTAGAGCTTTTGAAAGGCGCGAACGTGTCGGAAGTTCTGTTTAAGGACAATCTTAGCTGGGCTGATTTATCTGGAATATCGCTTGACTCAGCTGCCAGAAAGTTTTTACTAGAGCGATTGACAAGCGAGGGAATTACAGAAATTGCTGGTAAGCCCGTAAACGAATTATTTGGAGTTAAATAATGAAAGACGTACGACTTGTATACGAGGGTGTGGGCATTTTAGAGAAATCCACAAGCGAGGGGACCTTCAAACGTCTAATCCTGGGGGCTGTTCTTGTTGCTTCCAGCGAGGATGAGAACGACTACATTACGGTTGACATGGGCGACTATGGATACGACTATCTGGTTGATAGCGAGGATGTCACCATATCCCCAGACGGTACAATTGAGTTTGAAGCACATGACGCTAAATACGTCATTCGTAAGGTAGCAGAAGATGACAACTTAACAAGTCTTAATCCAGAACCTGAAGACAGCGAGGAAGCCTAATGGCGGAGAATGAGGCGGTTGATTTTAACCAATCCGTAGAAGCTTTGGTAGACACAGAACTTAACCAAGTAGTCACGCTTGTCTACGACATTGAAAACTTGGGTACCTTTTTTCGTATTGACGGTAAATGGACCCTTGGTACTTCGGATATAGCTATAGAGTTTGACGGCACCGAAATTACTGAACTGGATTACGAAAAAGCTTCAGAACTTGTTAAGCGGTTTGACGACAACGAGTTACTCACTTCTGAGGATTTGGTTGACTACGAGGAAGGCAAATAACCTATGGAATACCACGGTAGCCACGGGAATCAACTTTTGTACACGGACGCTGAAAGAGGCGTAGTTGTCGACGTAATGTCCAACACGATTATTCGCGTAGACGAGACTGAGACCCTCGTTGCGTCAGCCCAGTGGGACGCTTCAATCGAAGAGCCAATAGGCCCCTCAGCAGAGTTGGCCAAGGCCGCGATTACCGAGCTGGACATCAGAGTTTTTGCGGCTAATGACCGTATGTACACAATCCCTAAGTCTGTCATCGCTGAGGCTAAGCGGGGGCTTGCGTGGCGTAAAGAAGAGAAGCGGGGAGGCACTCCCGTTGGCCTTAACAATGCTCGCAGTCTTGTCAAGGGTGGTCAAGTTGGAATTGAAAAAGTTCGCCACATTGCTAAGTATTTCCCGCGCCACGAAGTAGACAAAAAAGCCAAAGGCTACAAGCCAGCTGAGGATAACTACCCAAGTAATGGTCGCATTGCTTGGGCACTTTGGGGTGGGGACGCTGCACAGCGCTGGGCATCAGCCATCGTTGAGCGCGAGAATAGCAAAGAAGGCCTTTCGGCTGGGGGCTACGACGAATATTATGCAGAGCAGAGGGTTGACTATGGTTCCTACGCTGCGACTGGTGTAGAGCCTGATTTCTATATCCGAATTAATCTGACTAGTGGCGGGATTGACCGCCTCTACAAAGTAGACGAAGACGGAACTTGCAAGGTCTGGGATGACGGCTCGTGGGAAGACATGGGCAACGTTGAAAATGACTTTATCACTTACGACAAAGCTTTAGATGACCCCTACGATAAAAGCCAAAAAACCTATGTTCCAGTAGACCGTGAGACCGCCATCTCCTGCTCCGCGATGTTGGACAATGCTCCTATGGAGCCAGTATTTCTCAAGCAGTTGAACTTCAACGAAACAGAGCTTTTTGAGGCAGCAATGCCAGAACTTGACTTTGAGTTGTTAGACCAGTTCAGTGACGAGACTCCTGACCTCTTGGAAGAAGAGGACTACTACGACGACGGTCTTATGGCTTCAGGGGTCGCAACTTTTGCTGAGGAGTCTTCCGTCGATACAAGCCCAGGAGTAGACACCCCAGAAGAAAGGGCAGCGCGAGCTGAGACGCAAGTTCGTGACAAGTTGGGGCGGTTCGCAGAAAACGGTTCGACAGTTGTGATTGGCGGAGATTTTAACTATCAAGGGGTTGTTACATCTCAGAACCCTACTGACAAGACGGTCACTGTTGAGTTAAATAACGGAGAATCAGTTACAGTAGCTGGAAGCTCAACTCAAAAAGTAGAAACCTTTGAGCCTGTATCTCAGGCCAACTTCCCCGCAAATAACTTAGATTTTACTGGAATCCTTGGCGAACCAAGAGTCCCTATCGACCAGCCAAACGCTCAATTGCCTGGCCGCCTTCCACCACTAACCGCTTCAAATGTTGGCACATTAGTTAGAGACTGGGGCTCGTGGGTTGCAGACCAAAGGTTAGCCCCTGAGTATGACGGTGACCCAATTCCTCCGTTTGTTCCTAAGGCTGTACCAGACATCAACACTGCGCTGGGACGTTACCACAAGGGCTCTTTTAACCCAGATGGTACGGCTAAGCCTGGATGGAGCCCTGCTACAACAGAGAACGTCTACAACGAGCCACTTCTTCGTGACTGGTTAGATTCTGTGTACGGCGATAAGTCTGGCAGAGGCTCTGGACAGACATACGGTAGCTGGTACAAACCAAAAAGCTTCCCTGGGGTAAAAGTAGACGACAAGCAGTCTCGCGACAAAGTAGTAGGCCAAGAAAATCGCAGGTCCTGGGACAGTAGGTTTGACCCAACCAAGCTTTCTGCCGAAGGACTGACTGCAGCAGCTGATGGCAAAGCAAGAATGCTGACTCCAGAGAGTACTGATGTAAAGCCGATGTACTTGGCTATTGTTGCTGATGACGACCCCCAAGCTGTTTTAAATCTGGTTTGCTTGATTCCAGCATCTACTGGAACAGCTTCTCCCACCACTTTCGTTAGAAGACCTGGCGAGTGGGTCAAAGACGAGCAGGTCCTTGCGGATTTGAACAGTCCTACTCCACCGCCTGTAATTGTGCTGGACAATGAGAATTTAGCTATTGTCACCGAGCAAATAGATGGTGACGCTGTGGTGGCTAGTGCAGTAGTACAGTCACATTTTGCTTTGACTAGGAACACAACAATTTCTGCACTTATGGCTGCGGGCGGTGCCGACCGCAACAAAGGCAACGCTGAGAACCTACGTCGCTATTGGACAGTTGGCAAAGGCGGACTAAAGATTCGATGGAACACCCCAGGGGACTGGACTAGGTGTAACCGTCAGCTCAAGAAATATATGGGCCCCCGTGCAAAAGGCTACTGTGCGCTTCGTCACAAAGAGATGACGGGCGTATGGCCTGGTGACAAAAAGAATGTAGGCAAGAAAAAAAGGGGCAGCGCTTTGAAGGCATCTGCCGAACTACAGAGCACCCCCCTGAGCACGCTTAGGTCGGAAGCTCAGATTATTGAGATGGCCACTCTCCGTGCACGCGCAATGTCTGCTAAATCCAAGGTTAAGGGAAGGGCAGGTGCTAGCCCCACGGAGCATGGAGCAAAGTTTGTAATTCCTTTGGTAATCCCTGAAGGAATCGAAACTGGTGACGGTCGCGTTTTCCAAAAAGACTCCATCGGTATGCGAGACCTTCCGCTTCCCCTGCTTTGGCAGATTAAAACAGGCAACGGCCACGACGGGTCTGTGGTTGTGGGGCAGATTATTAGCATGGAGCGCACTAAGAGTGGTATTGGAAACGCCATTGGGCTATTTGATAGCGGTGAATTTGGTAAAGAAGCCGAGAGGCTTGTACGTCACGGATTTGTCCGAGGGGTGTCTGCTGATATGGATAAGTTTGAGGCTGATGAAGAGACCACAGACGACACAGGCGGCGACTCGAAAAGCATTAGCTCAGGTAGAATAAATATAACAAGCGCCCGTGTGATGGCGGTCACTATCGTGCCCAAGCCAGCATTTCAGGAGTGCTTCATACAAATCGTTGATGAAACCAGCGATGCCGAGGAGGAAACAATGCAACCAGATGGTGTGTACGTAGATAACGTTAACCCGCTAGATGCGTCTGCTTTAGTCGCCTGCGGAATGGTTGCTGGTGCAATTCCAAATGAGCCCCCAACAACCTGGTTCGAGAACCCCAAACTTAAAAAAGCTACGCCTTTGACTATCGGAGATGACGGTCGCGTATTTGGTCACATTGCTGCATGGCATGTTGACCACATCGGTATGGCATTTGGTACTAAGCCACCCCGCAGCCGTAGCCAGTATTCCTACTTCCACACTGGAGTTGTCCGCACCGAAGAGGGTTCAGATGTCCCAGTGGGTCAGTTGACCCTTGCTGGCGGTCACGCTGGGCTTGAGGCATCTGCTCAGCAAGCAGCTAAGCACTACGACGACACAGGGTCTGCGTTTGCCGATGTCCACGCTGGAGAAGATTCCTACGGAATCTGGGTTGCTGGTTCGCTCCGTTCTGGCACCACCCCAGAGCAGATTCGTGCAGCCCGTGCATCAGCACCTTCTGGAGACTGGCGTCCAATTAAGGGCAGCCTAGAACTAGTCGCTGTATGTCAGGTAAATGTCCCTGGATTCCCTATCGCTCGCGCAAGAGTTGCTTCGGGTCAGGTTATGGCTTTGGTTGCAGCTGGCGCAAACGTGCTTGCACAATTAAAGAGTGACCCCCTCGCGGAACTAAATGCAAAAATTGATGCGCTCGCTGTTGCTCAGTCTGAGCCTCTAATTGAGAATGCACGCGCTCGATTTGCCCAAGCACGCGAAGAAATTCGCTCTACCAATCTTGAACGTATGAACGAGCTCTCTCTCCGCGTCAAAGAGGCGAAAAAGAAAGATGACGAATCATGGGAATACATGATTCAGATGATGGATGATGACCCAGAAAACGAGCTTGCCGTTGTTCCTCGGAGGATTCGTCAGCGTCTTGCTCGTGAGGGTAAGGCGATGCCTGATGGCTCTTTCCCAATCAGAAATATTTCTGACCTTCGAAATGCGGTCCGTGCGTACGGACGGGCAAAGCCTGGAGCTAAGGGAGCAGTCCGCAAGCACATCATGAAGCGTGCACGCGGACTAAACCGTCCAGACCTGATTCCACCAAAGTGGAGCACGAAATTTAGCGAAAACGGTGAGGAACTTTCGCTACGCGACCGTGCTATCACTGCTTCAGGTATTTTAAGCATGAAAAAGAGCTCTGATTCAGAAAATTTAGAAGCACTTTTTACTGAAAAGGGTTTTACTGCAGCAGCAGGAGATGACGAAAATTTAGAAGACCTAACGCCTGAAGAAGTTGAGGCCCTAAAGACGGAAAAAACTTCTCGTGAAAACGAGGACCTTCGTCCTAAACTTACGCCTGACACTCAGCCGAGAGATGACTCGGGCAAGTTCCGTAAAGTTTTAGCTCGCCTAAAGACGGACCTAGGCATTGCTGGTCTCAATGACGCAGTTGAAAGAGCTAAAGAGATTGAGAACTTCGATGAGTCGGGAGACACCGACCAAGCAACAGAGTCTGCTCAGAAATTAATCGGGTTTGTTGACCGATTGGACGCAAAAGCACTTAATCCTGAAGCTTTAGAGAACATTCGTGAGAGTTCTGGGAAGCTAGGCGAAGTGATTGCTAACCTCCCCCTTCAGTTTGGCGAAGAGTCTCAGAAGATTAGGTATAGCGATGTGCCCGACCCTCTCCAGCAGCTGATGAAGGACATGATTGAGCGGGTTGAAGCCAAAATTGGCGACGAAGACGCGGATATAGCTACTGCTGACCTTAAGAGATTCATGTCTGGCGGAGATTACTTCAACCAGAGTGAGATTTCTGCAGAGATGTCGAAGCTACTTAGGCTCCTTACCTAATCACCACATCTAATCGACTATTCGTACAATCACTACTTTACAACTTATGTAACATTGTATGTAGGTGGAGTGCCTCCACGCCTTGTGCGTTCAGGAGTCCCTCGGCCTCGACTGATGAGCAAGTAGGACACCCGTCCTATGTGACTGCCCTAAGGAGGGACAGTGGACCGTATTACGGAGATGATGAATCAGCTCTCCGAACTCGCTGACGAACAGGTTAGCGAGCTTCAGGAAATGATTGTCAACGAATTCGAAGCGGTCGAGAATGAGGAACCTTCCTCACAGACAGTTGACGCGATGACGTCGCTTGCCGACATGCTTGACGCCGTTCGCGGCGAACTCAGGCAGCGCGAGGCCGCAATTCAGGAGCTCGCCCAGCGGGCAGCTGATGCAGCTAACCGCGTGCGTGGCGACGAAGCTAAAGAAGATATGGATTCTTCTGAAGGCGAAGAGGAGATGAAGGAAGAGGAAATGACCTCATCTGACGCAGAGGCCGCTATGGACTCTGACAAAGAGAAGGAAATGCCCGAAATTGACACTCCTGTTCAGCTATCCGAGGAGATGGAAGACGAGGCTCCAGTAGCCGAATCCGAAACTCCAACCGATTCCGATTCCGATTCCGATTCCGAAATGGAAGATGATAACGATGAGGATGAGGATGAAATGGAAAAGAAGAAAAAAATGTCTGAAGCATCAACTGAAGTGAAAGAGACTACCGAACTCTCGACTCAAGAAGAAACCGTCTCAGAGGCATCCGCCGAAGAGACAATCACTGCTGCTGCCGATGAGGACACAGTTGTTGAAGTAGAGGCCGAAGAGGCTTCTGTGGAGACAGTTGTTGAAGCTGAAGATGAAGTAGAGACCGCCGAAGTAGAAAAGTCAACCGAAGAGGTTGCTTCCGTCGAAGAGAGTGCAGAAGCTGAAGCTTCTGTGGACTCCGAAGTAGAGGCCGCATTTGAGGTAGACGTTTCAGCCGAAGCCGCAACAAACGAAGAAATCACATCAAATGTAGCTGAATTATCAGCTCAAGAAACTATGGAGGCACCTGTGACCGCTTCTGCCGAACAAGCAGACAACCTCGACCTAGAGGTACCAGCGGACCGCCGTCTGGCATCCAAGGAGACAGTAGCTCCCGTTGCAATCACAGCGGGCGCAGACATCCCTGGTTATACAGCTGGTAGTTCACTAGACAGTATGAGTACCGTTGCTGAGGCAATGGCAAAACGCCTTCACGGGCTTCGTCGCGTGAATGGCGGGGACGGTGAGCAGCACATTGTTGCGTCTATCACTCAGTCCTACCCTGAAGACCGCACCCTGTCCTCGGATGCAGAAAGCAACTGGGCCAAGATTAATAACCTTGTTTCCCCAGCCGCTATCGTTGCAGCTGGTGGACACGTTGCGCCATTCGAAGCCCGCTACGACGTTTTTGGAATCGGCTCGACCGCTCGCCCCGTGCGTGACGCTCTGCCTCGCTTCCAGGCCGACCGTGGTGGTATCCGTTACGTTACCCCGCCCGTACTTTCAGAGTATGCTGACGCCGTTGGTGTTTGGACTGCAGCTAATGATGCCGCAGAAACCCCAAGCCCTTCTGAGAAGCTTAGCCTGACAGTTCTGGCCGCTGCTGAGCAGACCGTCGCAACTGACGCTATTACTCTTCAGCTGCAGTTCGGTAACCTTGCTACTCGTGCGTACCCTGAATTGATTGCTCGTCACAACGAGCTTGGTCTGATTCAGCACGCACGTGAGGCAGAGCAGAGCTTGCTTGGCAAGATTGCTGCCGCTTCGACCGCTGTTACAACCACAAACCTTATCGGTTTTGGTCGTGACTTCTTGGTCCAGGTTGGCCGCGCTGCTTCTGGGTACCGCTCACGTCACCGTCTAGAGGCTGACGCTCCATTGCGTATTATTATCCCTGCGTGGGTAAAAGACGCTATGGCAGCTGACCTTGCGTTGGCAATGCCTGGTGACAACACTCTCGACGCTTACGCCGAGATTGATGGATACCTTGCAAGCCGCAACGTAATCGTGAGCTTCTCGCTCGACCAGAACGCATTTGGCGCTCAGGGTGCAACTGCACTTGTTGAGTTCGCTGACTCGTTCACTTGGTACCTGTTCGCTGAAGGAACATTCTTGTTCCTTGACGGAGGTACGCTGGACCTCGGAATTATCCGTGACAGCACTCTTGTTGGAACCAACGATTACAAAATGTTCGTTGAAACCTTCGAGGGCATTGCCAAGGTCGGCGTTGAGGGTCTTGCTATTACTTCAACCATTAGTGTCAACGGTGCAGCTGCTGCACTTCGCGACACTCTTGGTGGAGTAGCCTCAGCAGCCATTGAGCTCTAAGCCCAACCCAAGCACTAAGTACTAAGTAAAAGTAACGCTCAGGACCCGCAGAGGAGAATAAGGAAAATGGCTATATTTAGAGGGGTTTTCCCCCCTACAGAGTTAATTACCGCTCCCTGTGGGCTCCTGAGCGTTGCTAATACCACGCTTCACACTGGACGAGAGTATGACGAACGTTGGATTCGTGGCTTTAGCCAAGAATTTAACACTATGCCGTCCTATGTCCGACTTTTAACCGTAAACGACGCTGTAGTACCAAATGGCGAGCTCACAGATAATCAATCTGAGGCCCGCTATCTTGACTACGTTCCGTTTTTTATTGATGTAGAAGACTTTGCTTCGACCTTTGGCATTTTAGGCCAAGACAGGTTCGACCGCGTAAAGAACGAACTTGACGCAGTTACTCAAAAAGCTTTGGAATATGAGTACTGGGGTGGCCACGCTGCTCGTGCGTTAGTGAGCACTGGCCCAGATGTGCCCGAAGTAGGCGCTGACAATTTTTATCTAAGGAAGGCTGGAGCCTCTACGGTTCCAGTGGTGGGAGCATTTGCTCCTCAAATTGCTCTTATGTACCTTGAGCAGGCAATTTCTAACTCACCAACAGGCGAGAACGGTGTTATTCACATGACACGCGACATCGCCTCGAACTTAGGCTCTCGTCTTGTCTATAAAAAAGGCGATGACGAGTCTCCAGGAAGTCTAATGACACGTCTTGGAACAGATGTAGTTATCGGCTCTGGCTATGATGGCGGAGGTCCAATTGGTGCAACAGGAGCTGAAGCTTCTGTAACCAATAAATGGATGTACGCGACTGGTTCGGTTGAAGTCCACCTCGGCAAGCTTGAGGTTGTCAACGAAGACTTGGGTCAAGGCGTAGATGCTACAATAAATAACATGAGAATCAAAGCATATCGCCCCGCGGCGGTCTACTCTGACCCATCGATGCATTTCGCAGTACGAGTGACAGTTCCCACTACCTAATGATTAAGTCAATAACCCCAACTTATAAGGAGAAGCACTAATGGCTACACAGGATTACGCAGCCAGCGTCCAAGGTGTGGCGATTCGAGTCACTCGACTGGACGCCGCTGGCAACCTTCTGAATCAACCAGGAGACAGCTACACCACCACAGCATTCTTACGTGCATCGTTCACCCCCGAGTACGAAGAGGGCGACGAAATCACAGAGAAGTCTGCAGACGGCACAATTTGTGTCTCCTACAAGGCCCCTGACACATTGAAGAGAATCACCCTGGAAATCGCTATCTGCGAGCCAGACCCAGAGCTTACTTCTCTCATGTCTGGTGGTCTTCTTCTTCGCAAAAACTTCGGCACATTCGGTTCGCCTACCAACCAGAGCATTGGTTGGTCAGCACCTGCAGTTGGAGACGACCCTGCTGGTAACGGTGTCACTATCGAAGTTTGGTCTTTCGCTATTAAAGACGGAAGGCGTGCCTCTACTCTTCCTTACTTCTACTGGGTCTTCCCATATGCGAAGCTTCGCCAGTCTGGTGACCGCGTAATTGAGAACGGCCTACTTGCTAACACCTTCGAAGGCTACGGTCTTGGGAACATTGCATTCGGTAGCGGTCTTGACGGTCGCTGGGAGTTCCCAATTGCCACAGAGCGTCCATACAGCTACGCACGTGGCGACTGGGCTCCTGAAGGCTTGCAGGGCTTCTACACTTGGCATAAAGAGGCTACAAACACAATTAGCAACAAGAGCTTGACCTCTAACGTTGCTACTTTGACTACCGCAACAGCTCATGGCTTTGCTGTTGGTCAGACTGTGGTTGTTGGCGAGGTTGATGGGGACTTTAACGGTACCCACGTCATCACAGCTGCACCTACGACGACAACCTTCCGCTACTCCAAAACAGGGGCAGACGTTGCCTCTACCCCCGTGTCTCCTGCTGGAGTAGTTGTTCGTCAGCGTGGGTATCTTGCAGTCTCGGACTTCGAGAGCCAGGGCTCAACCACCAGCTACAACGTACCTGGTGGCGAGTACTACAACCCCGACCTCCCGATTGACTTCATTATTGCGTCAACCGAGAACCCAACAGCGTAATTTAGTTGAGGCGGGCAGTTTTCGATGGGAATACTCGTCGGCTGCCCGCTTTACTAATCTAAGGAGCCGCAATGAGTAACTTATGGCTAGATGTCGAGGAACTTGGTGCATACGCGGATTCTGATTATGCTTATGAAGCAGTAAAAACGGCGTCCCACCTTCTTTGGAGTTTGTCGGGCCGTAAGTTTTCTGGAACTACAACTGTTACCGAGCGATACGTGTCTGCTTACGACCCGTACCTTCGTACGGGAGCATCCCGCATGACCTACAGCCCTCAGCTGATAAATGGGCAGGTTCAGAACATTGCTGGTGGTGGATTTGGTCGCTACTCAAACCGTGACTTTCTTGGAGACGGTAGCAACGCCCTAACCCGCGTAAGACTGCGTGGACGCAAGGTTATTGAGATACACAACCTTCGGGACCAAGACGGCGAAATTATTGACCCAGACACTTACTACTTGGCGGACCACTCCGTGGTGTACGGAACACCAAACGCCAAATGGTCTGCTACAAATGTTGAGGTCACCTACACATACGGCACGCCTCCCCCCGCCTCGGGACGAGCCGCAGCTAGAATTCTAGCCACAGAATTAGTAAAACTTTTTGCAGGAGACGATACCTGCGCCCTCCCACAACGTGTAACCTCCGTTGCCCGTCAGGGAGTCTCATACACCATACTTGATAATCAAGATTTTATTGACGAGCTCAAAACTGGTATTTACGCAGTTGACCTTTTCTTGCGTGCTGTTAACCCAGACAAGGCCCGTGCCCGTTCTCGTGTGTTCTCACCAGACCAGCCTCGTGCTCGTCGCATTATTGGTAAGTCACCTGCCTTTGAGCTGAGCTCTTACGATTTGTACTTTAACTCTAGGGGCGGCACACAGATTTACTACATTGACGAATTTGGTGCAGACTTTTTGACTGATGACAGCTCTTGGACTGTCTACGCAGGCATTTCTAATTTCAACAGCTCCACATCTACCGATTTCTCAAAAGAGGTTCAACTAGACCGAATAGAGGGGACCATTAGAGTAGCTATGGGGTATTCATCCCTACTGGGTATTTTGGGCCCGCGTGACCCTGGTTTGATTGATTTGTATGCGAGTCGTCCAAGTTTGGGAAACCCCGAAGTTAACGAGGTAATAAACTTGATAACAGGAAATGTTATCTACCAACTAGGGGAACGCGTAACACCAATAGCAATTGCGTAATACATAAAAAGGAAATGACATGGCGATAATGGACATCAGCGGCGTTAGTGACGACGCTAAAGCTTTAGCAACCTTTCTCGAAGAAGTTCTATCCAGAGTTGTCACTGTTTACGACTCCTACAGCATGCCCTTGCCAGAAAGGCGTTACTACACTTTTGGCTCCCCTGCGGTTGATTGCGAACAAATGGTTGTGTCCCTTATCCAAATGTACATTGGCACGCCTGGAGACGAGGCAAACGAACCTCGCCGTTGCAACGACCCCCGCAGCGCTACTCTTTTAATTTCTGTAGCTCGGGAAGTTCCCGTTGCACAGTCAAATGGCAACCCCCCAAGCTCTACAAACATTCAAGATGCAACTGAAGTTTGCGCTTTAGATGCTTGGATTCTCATGGAGAGTGTTAGAGATTTTGATTCAAGCTGGAGCGGTCTTCCAAGTGGCCTGGGCCTGGGAGTGATTGCTACTGTAGACGTTGACCCCCCAGAGGGTGGCTATCAGACAACTCGGATGACTATTACGATGGCGGTCCCATAATGTCTAGAATACAACTAGTTTGGCGACAGCCAGTAATTGACCGATATCTGAACTCTCCTATGGGCGAGGTTGGGCGGTACCTGAAAGCAAAGGGCCGTAAAGTTACGGCTGCTGCTAGAGGCCAAGTTGGGTTTAAAACTGGGCAGCTTCGTGCGTCTATTCACATGAGACACATGCGTGATGCCAGGGGCCAGTACCTCAAAATCGGTTCCTCTGTTAAATACGCTTACATGCATCACGAAGGCACCAAACCCCACTTGATTCGCCCCAAAGCGCCTAATAAACAACTGAGGTTTTTTAGTAAAGGTGTGATTGTTTTTGCACCTCTAGTAAGGCACCCTGGAACAAAGCCAAACCGCTACCTAACAGACAACCTGAAGTTGATAAGATAGGCAGTAGTAAGGACGCATTGCATTAGCTGTGCGTAAATGACATAGATAAGGAAGAGATATGACGAACAGATTCAAGGACTTCGGTTCGGGAACAACTGTTGCAGATACACCCGTTTCGTTCAAACTCCACGGAGAAGATTTTCAGTGCTACCCAGCTTTGCAGGGGAAAATGCTGCTCGACTTGGTGGCGAACTCGAACGAAGACAATGGAGCTGCAGTGGCTAAAACTATTGACTCGTTTTTTAAAGCGGTACTAATTGAGGAGAGTTATGCCCGTTTCGAAACGCTCCTAAAAGACCCAGTCCGCATCGTCTCAGTTGAGACACTCGGTGAAATCACCGCATGGCTAGTAGAGGAGTATTCAAGCCGCCCTACGGTGGGGCCAGAGGACTTGTAGAGTGGGCTATTGACCTCTGGCCTTATATAAACGGAAAAGCCCTTGTGCAAGGGCTAAAGCTAAAAGAAATGGAGCTGGCAGACATGCTAGATGTTCTTCACTACTTCTTTGAAGAAGATGTGCTGGTCCGCTCCTCTGAAGAGGCTGAAGCTAAAACACAGATACGTTCCGTTTTGTATAAGGACCTGTATGGAACTACGTATAAGTACGGAGTCAACAATACAGGACAAAGTTATAATAATGATGACACCTCCTATCCTTCGGATGGGCTGGTGGGGACTACCAATGAGGTAATCCCAGACCCGATGGAACAAAAGCGGCCAACTAGGCCCTATACACCGACGACAGACTTTGATGCGGATAGTCCGCTTCCATTTGGGCGGGTCCTAGACCAGCCTGAAAGTCTTTAAAAGAAGGGGGTGAGAGCGTATGGCAGTAGTAGGTGATGCATATGTAGTAGTCCGCGCTCTCACTTCTGGATTCAAAAAACAGATTGAGAGTGACCTAAACGGGCTTGGAAGCGTCGGCGAAAAAGCTGGTCAAAATGTAAGCGAAGGATTTAAGCGCGGCTCTAGAAGGGGCGGCGGTTTAAAAATTGTAACCCCCGAATTTGAGGCTGAGGCAGAAAGAGCCCGTCTTCTATTTCGAAGGCTGGCAATCGCGCAGCAATTTTTGATTCCAGCAATAACTGGTGTTTTGGGTGCTGTTGGCGCGTTGGGTAGCGGTCTTCTAGTTCTTGTTGGGGTTCTAGGCAATGCTGCCAGAGGCTCGATTGTTTTTGCATCTGCTTTAGGCGCACTGGCTCAAGCTGCAATTGTGTCAAAAGTAGCATTCAGGGGCGTGAGTGACGCACTTTCGGCTGGGCTAAAAGCGCAAGAAGCGGGCATAGACACTAGCGATGCCCAAGCTGCAGCCGCCAGACGCCTCAGGGACGCCCGACTGTCCCTTAAAAGACTCTTAGAAGAAGAGAAGCCAGAAGCCCTTGCAGAGGCCCGTGAGAGGGCTGTCAGAGCCGAAGAAGCGGCTGCTGACGCATTGCTCGGGACCGAAAGAGCCACTAGAACCTACAACCAGGCCCAAAAACGAAGCCTCGATGCGCTTGATGACCTTAACGATGCCCGCGACAACGCACGTGAAAAAATTCAACAGCTCCGTTTTGAGGTTGAGGGCGGGGCTATATCAGAAAAGAAAGCTCGTCTTCAGTTTGAGAAGACTCGTGACTCCCTTCAAAGGGTTCAAGACCTTCCACCGAATTCCCGAGCACGTCAAGAGGCCGAAATTGCTTTTGCAGAAGCCGAGCTAAATCTTCGTAAAGCTATTGACAATAACTCTGACCTTAAAAAATCAGAGCAAGAATCCACTAAAGCGGGCGTCGAGGGGTCAAAAGAGGTTGTCGCAGCTAAAGAGGCAATTACTGATGCGCAGCAGTCCGAAGTTGATGCTGGGATTGCTGCCGCCAAAGCAATTAGAAGCGCGAGCAGAGCCACGGAAGAAGCGGCTAAGGCGGCAGCTGACGCAGCGGCTGGCGGTAGTGTAGAGCGAGACCTAAACCGAAGAATTGCCACTGCTAGAGAAGAAGTAGAGCTCGCTCAGAAAGCAGCTGGAAAAGCAGCTGGTGGGGGCGTCGATGAGTTCCGAAAAGCTTTAGAAAAGCTGTCTCCCGAAGCGCAAAGTTTTGTCAAGTTCCTTATTGCGCAGCAGGAAGCTTTTGACAGCCTTCGTGACGCTGCTGGACGAGAGCTCTTCCCGAAGCTTGAAACAGCTCTAACAATAATTATTGGGAAGTTTAAAGAACTAGAGCCCCTGTTTCAAGAAACAGGCAGCATCCTTGGGGACTTGGCTGTTAGTTTTGCTGAGACATTCTTCCAAGGCGAAAGTTTTGAAAGATTAAAAGCTGTTTGGTCCACTAACAATGAGCTTCTCGGAAAACTTGGCCAAACGGCAATAAATTTGCTGGAAGGGTTTTTAATCCTTCTAAATGCTGCAGAGCCTCTAGTTAAGGCCTTTGGGGACTGGGCGCTAAACACCAGCGAAGCCTGGAAACAGACTCAGATTTTTAAGGAAAAAAACGGCGAACTGGCTACAGAGTTTGAGACACTGCAAACTAAAATTGAAAGAATCACAGGCATCTTTGGCAATTACAAGACTGCCTTTGGGGAAATTTTTGATGTTATCAATCAGCCAGGCGGCGCTGGAGACCAGCTGCTTACTTACTTTGAGACTGCCTCCAAGAATTTCCTTGACTTCATTCAAGCAGGGGAGAAAGACGGAAGCCTAAACAAGTTCTTCACGGACTCTACGACAAACTTCACCAAGATTCTTGACATTTTAGCCGATATTGCTGGAGATATCCTCAATCTCGGCGCTAGCGAGGGGCTTGGCCAGTTTTTGGACGGTATCCAAGGGGCTGTAGATGCTTTTGGCGAGCTTGGCGAGGAAATTAGCGGCCCAGACGGTGCTCTCGCACAGCTGGGCGTATTTGCAGAACAATTTGCAACTCTCATCAAAAACACCACCGAAGATGGGACTTTTGTAGGATTCTTTACGGCAGTCAATAATGCCCTTATAAGTGTAAACGCTATTCTGGAGAATGACACCGTAAAGGCGATTCTAAAAGCGGTAGCGCCAATTTTTGGATTTATCCTCGGTTTTGGGCTTGTCCTGAGAACCGTTAAATTTTTTGGAAAGGTTGTTTTTGGCGTTCTTAGCTTTGCCTTTAAACCCCTGATACCTGTAGGAGCCGCCATAGCAAAGTTTGTTGGTTCGTTTGGAAAGTTTGGCGGAGCACTTTTGAAGGTATTCGGGTTTTTGGGAAGAATTTTTGGATTTTTAGTTAAGTTTGCTGGTCCTATTGGAATTATTATCAGTGTTCTTTTAATAGCTGTGCCCTTAATCATAAAAAACTGGGACAAAATCGTTGAGTTTTTTGCGGGGATATTCACCTACATTGGTGAGACGTTCTCCAAGCTTTGGGAATCTATTGTTACTATCTTCCAAGAGGCTTGGGGCCGTACGGTTGAGTGGTGGACTGGAACTGTGATTCCGTTCTTCACCAATCTAGGTAG